TGAAAGGGATTGCTGACCGTCTGCATCAGCAGGCGGAGCGTTCACGGCAGGCGTCGGCAGAGGCGCAACAGGAACGCGCCCGTGTCGAGAAAGACATTAGCGCAGGCAAGAGGGATTATTTTGAGAAAGACAAGTAAAGCGGCATTAGCCGCTCTTTTATTGGCATTGGCGGGGGGGGGGG